TGGCTTGGACGAATGGATACAGATTAATTTCAAATACTGGTACATGGTTAGAATTTTTTAACGCAGTAAAATCAGCAATGCAAGAAAACACTGGATACAATATCATCAATGATGATACCGACTATAGCTTTACAATAGACTTTGGCAATGGTTTCACTTGTGTGGTTAGTGATATTGTTATCACTGGTGAAAGTATTGCAACAAGGTCGAATACACTAAAACTAATGATATATCAAAATAGTGTTTTAAAAAATAGCATTACTATTTCATATGGTGGAAATTCTGCCCAAGCAGAAAATACAACCAGAACTATATCAATTTTTACCTATTCCAACGACAAGATTAAAATTTTAGGAATTGACCACTACAATTCTTCTATTCCTTATATTCCATTATCATCATGTTCTTTTATAGAGTGTAAGTATAAGGATATCGCTACTAGCGAGGAAAAGAATATATTTAAGATACATAATACAACTATGCACGATTTAAATGGCAATAACTTGGTTTGGACAACAACTTTTAGTAAAGCCTCAAATGGCATAGTTTTGCTAAACGAACTAATTACACAAGGTTCGGAAATAACTGGATATCTACCTGATATATATAACTGTACAACCGTACAACCTTACTCTCACTACATGATAAATAATCAAAAATATTACTCTATTGACCCAAACTTACTTGTAAAGGAGTAAAATAAAATCTATTGAGGTGATTTCATGAAGGAGTATCAAAAGAGAGCGTTAAGGACGTTCTTACAAGCGTTTTTGGGTACGCTATCAACGCAAATAGTGGTGTATCAAGGTCAAGAGATAACTAAAACTATCTGGATATCAATACTTGCATCAGCTCTTGCAGGTGGCATATCTGGAATAATGAATTTAAATGAAAATTAGAAAGGATTTGATTTATATGACAACTAAATTAATAGCAGACAAAACAAACGTTTGGAATAGTGTAAAGGTTAATGAATATCTGTTGACTAAGCACAATCCAAATAAGATTGATATGCCTACTGAAAATTTACCATCTAAACCACTTGGCATTACTGTACATAATACTGACGATTTAGCAAATGTCGAAGATGATGGAGAACAGTACACAAGAGCAACCATAAATGGTAATATGAAAACTGTTAGAGTACACTTCTATGTAGATGATTTATGTGCATGGCAAAATCTCCCTTTAAATCTAGGTAGTTGGCACGCAGGTGATGGCAATGGCAACGGAAATAGAAAAACCATATCCATTGAGTGCATTATGAAGTCTAGCACTGATACTGAAAGTCTTAAAGCTGAGGATAACTGTGCTAGATTAGTTGCATATCTAATGCACCAATACGGCTGGAATGTTGAAGATAATCTATTTACGCATACACACTGGCTTAACGTTCAAGCTGGTCGTAAAGGTACTAACGATTTTCTAAACACTACTAAATTAAATGGTAAGAAATACTGTCCTATTTATATACTTCCACACTGGAATATCTTTAAAGCAAAGGTTAAAAAGTATCTTGATGAGTTGAATGGTTCATCACAATCAAGTACAACTGATAAAGATTATCTATATAAAGTTAAAATCTTAGATAATGCTTTAAATATTCGTAATAATGCTAGTATCAATGCTAAAATCAATGGGGTTATCAAAGATAATGGAGTTTACACAATCATTGAAGAATGCTACAACCCAAATGATGGCGTAACTTGGGGCAAGTTATACAGTGGTGCTGGTTGGATTTCGTTAGGTTCTAAGTACGTTCAAAAAATGTAGGTGGTGTAAGCATGGACTTAGATATTAATAGCCTTATATCTTTGATTTCTGCGTGTGGTGGTATTATAGTATCTTCTAAGATGTCTAACTATCGCATTCAGCAACTAGAAAAGAAAGTAGACAAGCACAATAACTTCGCTGAAAGACTTCCAGTGATTGAAGAAAAACTTGCAGTTGCTAACCATCGTATAGAAGATTTAGAACATTCAAATAGATAATTTTAACGGTATCTCAATTAAGGGATACCGCTTTTTTTTATCTTTCACCAAAAGCCAACTTATCATATTCACCAGTTGGATTAACATCTATTAACAGAACGTTGTACTTTTTATAGATATAATCTATTATTCCTTGCAAACTTTTAATATCGTATAGATTATTATCATAAATATCAAAATTTTTTTCTAGTATGGTATGTATGTCAAAAGTGGTGACCTCATTACTATGGAAGTAATACTTTTGAGTACTTGGAAAAGGCTCTTCTCTATACTTGTGATATAATCCTCTTATGTAGTTATCTAAATCATAGCTAGGAGTATCATCATAACTGGAAGATTTCTTCTTTTTAGGTTTTGGAGTTTCTTGCACTTCTTGAAGTCTGTTCTTTTCATCAGCGTGTTCAATATCATTGGTGATAATCTTTAAAGTATAGCTGTAAAGATTTCTAATATCACTTTTACTGGCTTTTATTCTGTTGTAAACATTAACCATGTAGTTAAAAGCGGTCGTTTTAGTTACTTGCAAGATGTTTGAACTAATAACTAAATCATAAAGGCGTTGAAGGTCTTCAATAGCATACTCTTTATTCAATTTGAAGTAAAGGCTTTGAATTTCTTCACTATACTCCACTTGTTTTTCTACTTGCTCTGGAACTGGCGAAGGAGTATTGATATTTTCTTCAATCTTCGGTTTATTATCCTTGCTTTTGATAATTAACTTCAAAGCTACTACTTTTCTGCATTTAAGAATTTTCTCATAGGATAAGTTTATATCAGTAAATTTGTTGATATCTGCGATGGCTGGTTTTAAAATATGTTTGTTTAAATCTTTATATTCACTCATAGTACTATATAACATTTCTTGTAAGTCTAAAATATTTATAGTAATTTCTCCTTTATACTGATACTGTTTGGATATTTCATAAAGCCTAATCTTTGCAACAGAGTTTAATTTAGATATATTTTCAATCGCATAAGAAGTATAATTTTTTTTCAGTTCAAAAAGATAAGGAACTGCATCGTAGTTGCAAGTAACTTCAATAGCATCAGCATTTTTAGTCCATTCAAATTTGCTATACAAATTAAGTATAGTACTTTTATTATCTTCTATTATAGTAATATCTCTTTTTAAGATGCTATAAATTTTTTGATTAAACTGGGTAGTATTAATTTTAGCATTAAATAATTGTTGAAAATAATCTAGTGAAATTTGAACCGTTCTTTTGTCTGGCTCCCTAGCATTTAACTTACTAAGATACAAACAAAAAAATCGAAATTCGGTTAATCCCATCGCTTGGTTAGGATTGCACATTCTCATAAGATTTAAAGTATTACTTTTTTCAACTATATTTTTCACAAAATCACCCTCCTTAATATGTTCATAGTGTAGCATATAAAAGGGAGTTTGTCAATAATTTTAATTCCACCTTTCATTACAAACCCTCCACCTTACAATTACAAACCCTCCACCTTACAATTACAAACCCTCCACCTTTCATTACAAACCCTCCACCTTTCATTACAAACCCTCCACCTTACGTCGCTGGAAACACACACCTATGTGTATGCCACGCCTCTAAACAAGATAAACAAGATAAACAAGTATATAAATCTATCTATCAAACAAGAAACTCAACTTTTTAAAATTCAAATTTTAGGTAAAAAAAACAAGAAATTGCAAGAAATTGATTGATAGATTGATAGAAAAAAAAAAAAAAAAGGAAAGCTATCTTATTAGGAAATGGGCAAATAACTCATTGAGTATTATTATACCATATAAGAAGATCAATTGACATTATAACCAAAAAAATCCTTAGTTTTTTAGAACTAAGGATTTTTCTACGTTATTACTTGCTTTCTTTGATAAAATTTAATTGTTCATTTGGTCTACAAATTGCACAAGGTTCATATAATTTTTGTGCCTCAGTAATACTTAAAGCAATGACATCTTTATTAGAAATCATATAACAATCTGCTCTATGATATTTCTTTCCTGTTTTGGTAATGTATACTATATTGTTTTGATTGATGTCTTCTAGAGTATCCATTGTTGTTATCGTTTCAGTTGTTGTTGTAATGCTAGTATCATCAGATGTAAAAATTATTTCGGGTGGGTTTGTATCTATTATTGAACTATTTTCTGTTATGGTTTGACTAGTTTCTATATTGGTATAGATAGATTCTATAGTGGTAATAGTTTCTAAAGGGTTCAGCTGTTGGATAGGTCTATTGTAGTTGTTATAAGATTTTATTAAAATAAGTACTAATGCTAATAACAATGCAAGGACTATATTTTTTAATTTTATAATATGTTTAGAGTGTTCATTATTATCTTCATGTTTTCCATTATTAGTAGGAATAGTTGGATTTGAAGAAATTTTGTTTTCTTTAGTTTTTAATTGAGATTTTACTGCTCTTACAAAATCGTGTGCTTCTTCCTCATCATATATAGTTGTTTCTCTTTTATGTTTATTTAAATGGTTTAAAAAGATATGTGCTTCTTCATGCATTAAAAGTATGCAATATTCCTTACTAGTTAAATTTTCTTTAAGAAAAACTGCTCTAAAATCATCACTAATGTATGTGAAAGCGTTCTGGGTTCGTTTACTTTCTAAAGAAAGGTTATCTATTATGTTAGTTACTTCTTTTTTTTCAGTATCTCCAAACATAAAAATATCAAACTCTTGCTGAATTATTATTGCTTTTAACTCCTCTATTTGTTCCAACTTCTTTTCTGTGAAGGAATATTCTTTTATAAATTCCAAAGCCTTTTTTTGTATATCCATTTGATTACCTCCATTTTATTGATATTTATATTATATCACTAAAAAATATGGAATTTCAAATGTAATATTTTCCTTAAATGTAAAATATTGTATTTTTAAAAACAAAAAATCCCCCTTTATCTTAAAAAGACAAAGGGGTTTCTTATTAAAAGATATCTTTTTGTGATTCTCTTGCTTTCTCGAATAGTTTTTTCAACTCTTCGTTTTCCTTTTGTTCTCTTTCTTTAAGCTGATTAGCCAATTTCTTGGCTTCAGCCTCTTTTTCTTTACTAACTGGTTGTCCTATTTGTTCAGTTTCATAACAAGCTATCCTTTCATCTTTGACAACAAGTTGGTCAATAGGACGTCTTTTAGTTTGCACTATAGGTGGACTCTCAGCAATTCCTAACAACTTGTTTACTGCTTGTTTCATTTCTGGTTGGTTACGATAAGCAAGAACTAATTGTTTTTCTTCATTTGAAAGGATTAAATTATCCTCATCTGCAATGCCGACAATATCTGCTGGAGTTACATTAAATGCTTTTGCTAATGGTTCTAGCAATTCAAAAGGTAATTTTCGTATATCTCCTCTTTCATATCTATAAACGGTAGCTCTGTCCTTACCAATTATATTAGAAAGTTCATCAACACTTAAATTAGCTTTTTTTCTTAGCATTTTCAATCTTTCTCCTATGCTTTGAGTATCCATTTTTTTCACCTCCTTGAATTTTGATAAACAGAATTATAATATCCTGTTACTATTATTATAACACATATGTCGCATAAATGCAATAGTTTTTCCAAAATAAAAAAATTTTTTTAAAAAAATGCGAAAAATGTCTTGACAACTCAAAAAAAGTGTGTTATTATATAATCACAAGATAAATCGCATAAATGCGACAGAATAAAAAGGAGGTGATTGTATGATAAACATTCCTAAGTTAAGAGGCAAAATTGTAGAAAACGAGATGTCAATTAGTGATTTAGCTGAAAAAATGGGAATTTCAAAGAGTGCATTGTATCAAAAAATCAATAATAGTGTTTCATTTACTATTGATGAAGTTGCTACAATATCTAAAGTATTGAATTTATCCAAAGATGAATTTAATAATATTTTTTTTGCTGACTTCGTCGCATAAATGCGACAAGCAGAAATCTAAACATTGACAGATGATAAAGTCGTTAAAACATAAGTATCTTGAAATTTGAAAAGGAAATTGATTGTTATGAATGAACTAATCAAAGTAAACTACGAGGACGCTAATCGTCCTACTGTAATGGGAAGAGAACTATGGGAGGCTTTAGAAGTTGGTAGTAACTATACTACTTGGTTCAAGCGTATGTGTGAATACGGTTTTAACGAAGGTGTAGACTATAAAGCTGTATTCCATTTTTGGAATACAGCTCAAGGTAACGAAACAATTCAAACCGACCACCAACTCACCTTAGATATGGCTAAGGAACTCTGCATGATACAACGCACCGAGAAAGGGAAAATGTTCCGTCAGTACTTTATAGAAGTTGAAAAAGCCTGGAACTCACCTGAAATGGTCATGACAAGAGCACTACAGATTGCTCAACGTCAACTTGATAGCGTTAAGGCTATAAACGTTCAACTTGAAACTACCGTAAAGGTTCAGTCCCAACAGATAGCTGAGTTAAAACCAAAGGCGTCATACTACGACATAGTGCTAAACTGCAAAGACTTAGTATCTATAAGTGTTATAGCTAAAGACTTTGGCAAGACAGCTATCTGGCTTAATCAGTACTTACATGATAAAGGTATACAGTACAAGCAAGGTGGTAAGAACGGTATATGGCTACTATATCAAAAGTATGCAGAACAAGGCTACACTGGTACTAAGACTAATCCTTACAACGGTGCTGATGGACTTCAACACACAAGAGTACATACTTACTGGACTCAAAAAGGTAGACTTTTCATTTATGATATGCTAAAAGCAGATGGTATCTTGCCAAAAATCGAGCAGTAGGAGAGCAACCATGACGGCTAATGAACGTAAAGAGTACAGAATAGCTTGTATGCTCTATGATAGTATGTATGGTGAATCTAGTGCTACTATAAAAGGAGGTGAATAGTATGGATATATACGATAAAAAAGAATACTTTGTAAGAACATCTTTAAAATCGTTGCTTTTTGATGTAGATAAAGATATCTTAGATGTTTACTATAAGTATCAAAATGATGAAGAATATGTATTTATAGAGTTTATCAAAAAAGACAAGATAAAAGTCTGTGTCACTGGTGATAATTTACTAGCTATCGCTAAAGACGTGTTAAAACACATATAATAGAATCAATCAAATTTGGTTCAGTAATAATAAAGACTGAAGCAGATGGTATTTTACTAAAAATCGAACACAAAGATTTCAAAACTTTGTCAAGAGTGAACTTTGGGATTGGAGTTTTAAATAATGATTACAATGGAATTTGTTAATGGTAAATGTGTAACTTGTATATGTGCTGATTGTACAGCAAAGGATAGATGTAGTATCTATACGGAAAATCAAGGTCGAATGAGTGTGTGTGATTTTTGTAATTATGAAAATTACGCCGGATTAGATGAGTGTCTATTTGATGCTTTTAGAGGAAGCAAAAATGCAGACTAAATTATGTAGCAAGTGCAGAGTTGTCAAACCTGTATCTGAGTTTAACAGATGCAGTGCATCGTATGATAAATTACAATATTGTTGTAGAGAGTGTAATAAGGCTTATATGTTTCATTATCATAAAAGTAAAAAAACAAGTTGCAACAAAAACAAATGAGGAGTGGTAAGTTATGAATATCAAAAAACAAACAATAGAGGCACTAAGCGTGTTGCTAGCTATTACACTTAGTAGCTTACAAAAAATAACTAAGGATATGGACGAGAGAGAAACATCTAAGATTTATGATGTGTTTACTCAAAATATTATGGAAACTCTTGCAGTAGATACTAGTAATCGTGGTATTTATGATTATGAGCATTCAAGAATTAGAAGTCCACAAGAAATAATAAAAGTATCTAAGTGGAAATATTAGAGGAAGTGATAAAAATGGCATTTAGCTGTGTCTTAGGTCGCAAATATGAGTGCGATGGCTGTATGTGTTGTCAAGATGAATATACAGAACCAGAATGGGATTATAGAAAATCTTTTAATGATGAAGTTGATGAACTCTGTGAGTCGATTAGCGACAATCTAAAAGCGTTAAGAGATTTAGTTGAAGAATATCAACACAAAGACTCGGACGGACTTACAGATGACATAAGAATCGTTGAAAAACACTTAAAAGAAATGGAGAGTGCATTAAGTTGGATTTACTAAGAAAGTTAAACTGCACACAAGAGGCTATTAATAGCCTCTTGGAGCGTGTAGAAGATGGAGAATTTACTACTGAAGATGTAGCAGATACTATTGAGGCTCTAAACGGTACTATCGAGCAAAACTGTGACGATATTGCAACTGTTATATTGTCACAAGAGGGTGAAATTCTATACTTACATTCAGAAATTAACCGTCTACAATGTCGTGTAGAAAATATGACTACTAACTATAAAAGACTTATGAATGGTTTGCAATCATACCTCAAAAGCAAAGGTGTGAAGAAAGTACATACCTTTAATCATGATTTTACTGTATGTAAGAATGGTGGTAAACAACCTATCGAGGTTACTGCCGACGTGTACGATATTCCACAAGAGTATTGTATCTTCATACCAAAGCCAAATACAGATGTAATTCGCAAAGCTTTGGAAAGTGGTCAAGAGTTAGAGTTTGCACATCTTAAAGAGCGTGGCGAACATCTTAGAATTAAGTAAAAGGAGTGATTGATATGGCAAGAGTTATTTGCATAGCTGGTGAAAGTGGTTCAGGAAAGACTACATCTTTAAGAAATCTCAATCCTGATGCTACATACATAATTGATGCAGACAAAAAAGGACTTTCTTGGCGTGGCTGGAAAAAACAGTATAATACTGAACGCAAAAACTACTATGTATGTGATGAACCTCGCAAAGTAGGTGCTACAATGTTGGGCGTTTCTAAAACTCGTCCAGAAGTTAAAGTTCTTGTGGTTGATACAATCGGTTCAATTATGGTAGCTGATGAAATGCGTAGAAGTAAAGAAAAGGGCTACGACAAGTGGGTCGATTTAGCGCAATGTATGTGGGATATCGTCGATATGGCGTACTTGCTTAGAGATGACTTAACTGTTGTCTTCATAGCACATACGCAAACTGATAGAGACGATAATGGATATTTGTTCACAAGAATTAAAACAAGTGGCAAAAAATTAGATAAGATTTGTCTAGAAAGTAAGTTCACAACTGTGTTGATTGCTAAGTGTTTAGATAGCAAGTACATCTTTGAAACACACGCTAACAATTCTACTGCCAAGACTCCATTTGGCTTATATGATGAATCAACCATAGAAAATGACATTTCAAAAGTTATTGAAGACCTTGAAAAATTTGAAAGCGAGGAATAATTTATGATTAAGAAGTTTAGTGATTATGACAATATCCAAGTAAGCGATAGTAACTTTAAATCTATCGTTCCAGGTGGATATATTTGTAAAGTAATTTCAGCAAAAGTTGAAGATTTCTCATCTTGCTCTATCTTAAAAGTTGCGTTTGATATCGTAGAAGGCGAGTTTGCTCAATACTATACACAACGTTTCAACTATGCTAAATCCCAAAACCCTAATGCCAAATGGGGTGGTGTGTTTGATGTCTTTATTCCAAAAGATGATGGAAGTGAAAAGGACGGCTATACTAAGCAAGCATTTAAACGCTTTACTACTAGTATAGAGCGTTCTAATCAAGGGTATGTATGGAACTGGGACGAAAATACGCTAAAAGGCAAGTTGTTTGGTGGTATTTTTGGTCGTGAGCAATTTAAGGCTAACGATGGCTCTTTGAAATTCACTACTAAGTGCAGATTTGCCAACTCTGTAGATACTATCCACAAAAATGAGTTTAAAATTCCACAAGATAAACTCATAAAAGATGATATGTATTACAACAACTATCCAATGCCACCACGCCCTGATAGTATTCCACAACAGTACTATCCACAACAAAACACTGAAATTGGGGATTTAAACGACTTTGAAGAAATCCTTAGCGGTGAAACTCCATTCTAATTTAAGATAAATAGAAAGATATAATTTTGACTTGGTACATTGCTACCGACAAAAATGTCGGTAGCAGATTGCCAAAATAGGAGGTAAAAGCATGGCAGAAAGAAGAATGTTTTCTAAAAAAATTATTGATAGTGCAAGATTTATAAAAATGCCTACAAGCAGTCAAGCTCTATACTTCCACATGGGAGTAAGAGCAGATGATGATGGCATTGTAGAAGGTTATAATGTTATGCGTATGATAGGAGCAACTGAGGACGATTTAAAAGTCCTCGTTGCTAAAGGATTTGTTACTATCCTAAACGAAGATTTAGTAGCATATATCAATGATTGGAAAGAGCATAATTTAATTAGGGCAGATAGAAAAGTTGATAGCATTTATAAAGATTTGTTATTACAAATTGTACCAGAAGTACAACTTTTAGAGCCTAAACAACGTAGTGACGTGAAAAATAAGCAAGTTAATCCACCTGATGGACGTCCAGTGGACAACCAATGGACAACCAATGGACGACCAATGGACGTCCAGATGCAGTCCATGGACGGCGAAATGTCCGCACAGGATAGGTTAGGTAAAGATAGTTTAAGACAGGATAATATAGGTAAGTATATAGAGGACGTTCAGCAAGCTGAACAGTCCACTACTAAATCACAAAAGTCTAAAAATAAAAAATTTGTTAAGCCTACAGTAGAAGAAATTAGAGATTACTGTATTGAAAGAAAGAATAATGTATCTGCTCAGTATTTCTATGATTATTATGAGGCTAATGGTTGGAAAGTTGGCAAAAATCCAATGAAAGATTGGAAAGCTACAGTAAGAAATTGGGAAAGAAGAGACTTTTATAGTAATAATTCTGCTAGTAGTTCACCTATACCAACCGAAAGAGACATGTCAGAATGGGGGTTCTAATATGAATGAAAGACTAATCTACAATGCCATGGCAACTGCTGAAAACAATGCTAAAAGTATTATGGATAATCTATATATCGACAATGATGGATTTTACTGTTGCAAAAAATGTCATACTAGAAAACAAGTAGAAATATTTGTATTTGGTAATTCTCAAAGAGTATATTGTGACTGTAAATGTGAGCATGAGCAGTATCAACATGAACGTGAAGAGTACTACAAACAAAAAAAGATTGCCGAACTTGAAGAATACAAAAGATATGGTTTTAGCAATGATGATTATAATAGTTACTCTTTCAATCAAGATGATTGTAGTTACTCAAAAGAAAGCCAAATATCACGAAAATATGTTGAAAACTTTGAACAGATGAAAAAAGCTAATCTTGGATTACTCTTTTATGGAGTTTGCGATACTGGTAAAACTTTCTATAGTGCTTGTATATGTAATGCATTAGCAAAACAAGGATATTTTGTCATTATGACTTCTATTTCAGCTTTAAGTGAAAAGATAGACGCTAACTTTAAAGCTGAACGTTCAACAATATTGGAACGTATCAGTCAAGCAGACTTATTAATACTAGACGATGTAGGAACTGAAAGAAAAACTCAATCAGCTTTAGAGAATGCGTTTGATATCATAAACACTAGATATCTTTCTAAGAAACCTATGGTTATTTCAACAAACTTAAAACCTAAAGAGTTAGGAACTGAAGATATTAGATTAGAACGAATATATCAACGTATTTTAAGTAATACCAAAAAAGTTGAATGTACTATACCAAATCATAGAAAATCCTTTACTTCCAAGCAAAAGGAAGCATTAAAAATTTTAGAAAGCGTATAACATTAAAAATCAGCGTTTTAAGGCACTTAAATTTTTTTGAATAGGATAAGACTAGAAAACTTTTAAAACGCCACTATAAATCTATGAAGTGTCGTAGCGTTGATTTTAAGAAGAAAGGAAAAATATTGTGAATAAATATCATAACAAAAGAGTCGTTATCGATGGCAAAGTCTTTGACAGTAAAAAGGAAGCTGAAAGATATCAAGTTTTAAAAATGTTAGAAAGTGCTAACATAATAAGCAATCTATCAAGACAAGTACCTTTCGAGTTAGTTCCAAAGCAGAAAAACGAACGTGCAGTTAAATATATAGCTGATTTTATGTACGTTGAAACTGCAACTGGAAAAATTATCATTGAAGATGTAAAAGGCTTCAAAACAGACGTATACAAGCTAAAACGCAAACTATTCAAGTATCGTTATCCAGAGTATGTGTTTATTGAAACATAAATAATTGGAGGTGGTTAAAATGCTCAAGCAAGAGTTTAGAGATGAGGTATCATTAAGACTACGCATTGCTTTCTTAGGTTGGAAACATGATGAGGAAAACAGAACACAACAAGCATTTAGCAAACTCATAGGCGTGAAAAAACGTACACTATGGTCTTGGCTAACTGGCAAAACTCTACCAAATATAGAACAGTTACACGATATCTGTGATATTTGCAACTGCTCAGCAGAATGGATATTATGCTTAACTGACGAAAGGAGAATAAAATAAATGACTATTCAAGAAGTTAAAAACTATCTAAGCCAAGCGTACTACATCGATAAGAGGGTTATCACCTTGCAAGATGAATTAACTATGCTAGAAAGCAAACTAGAACGCTGTACGGCATCGTATACTAGCATTAGAGGTGGTGGAAGTCAACCTACTTTTGAGTATAATCTTGATAAGGTTATGAAATATCGTGAAATGTTAAACCATGAGATTGATAATCTTATAGAACGCAAAAGAAGTATTAAGCAAACCATAGCAAAGTTATGTAATGATAAAGAAAGATTAATATTATACAAAAAATACATAAACTTCCAAACTTTTGAGAGCATCGCCGATGATTTAGATATCACCCCAAGACAAGTATATAAGATTTACAAAAAGAGTTTGGAAAATTTGCAAGAGTTCATTGAAGTTCAGTATTGATATATGATATTATTATACTCAAGAGAGTAAGAGAAAACGATGAACCTCCTTTTTAGAAAAAGTAGCTATATTGACAAGCCGTTCTAGTAGACTAGGACGGTATTTTTATACCAAAATATTCAATTTTTAGATATAAAAATACAATAATTTAGCACTTTAAAGTTTTAGTGCAATCTTCACGTAATAATTTGTAATCAATTTGTAACTATTAAAGCTATTTTCTAAATTATGCCATCGCATAACTATGTGATTTTTAATATCGTCAAATTGCCTTTTTGATTACTTATATAGTGCATGATTTTTTGATTAAACACTTCATTTATACCCATTTTTATAAAAATACAATTTAGTGAAAGCAAGGTGAATCACATTGAATTTAACCGAAAAACAAAAGAAATTTGCTGAATATTATGCTCAATGTGGTAACGCCACTGAAAGCTATATCAATGCTGGATACTCTAAAAAATTGGCTAATACTCACGCTAGTAAGTTGCTACAAAATGCTACCATTCAAGAGTATATTCAAAAATTAACAGAGAAATCCAAAACTAGCAGAATTTTAACTGCCATACAAAGACAAGAAATCTTATCGGATATCGCAAGAAACGAGGAAAACTATCCAAGCGATAGGATTAAATCTATTGATACTCTTAACAAGATGACTGGCGAATATTTACAAAAGGTATCAGTTACTACAGAAGATAAACTTCCAGAGCTTTTAGAGGCTTTAAAAGAGTAAATTGTATTTTTGTAGCGTATATAAGATATCACATAGTTATGTGGTTTATGGATATCAAAAAAAGTTACTAGCTACAAAGATACTTTTACTAGTAACAATATATGGCTAAATTCAAGGTGTATCTACATAAGTGTGTAAAGTTCAATATAAGGGGTAATTATATTGAATTTATCGATTGTATTTTCTTGGGGGTGTGATTTTTGACGTTTAGTAAACTATCAAAAAAGCAAAAGAGAGTCTTTAAGTGGTGCTATAAGCCAGACTATAAGGCGATAATTTGCGACGGTTCAGTTCGTTCGGGCAAGACCATATCCATGATAACGTCGTTTGTACTTTGGGCGATGAGCGAATTTAACGACTCAAGCTTTGGGATATGTGGGAAGACCGTTCAATCGACAGAAAGGAACGTGATAGTTCCGCTTCAAGATATAATAGATATAACCTACTATTACACTGTTAAATACACACGCTCAACTCATTGCTTAGAGGTTTCAACGCAAAAAAAAAGCAACAAGTTCTATGTCTTTGGTGGTAAAGATGAAAGCAGTTATCAGCTTATACAAGGTATCACGTTGTCTGGAGTGTTCTTCGATGAGGTTGCCTTGATGCCTCGTTCTTTTGTCGAACAGGCTATTACAAGAACCATATCGGTAGAAAAATCAAAATTGTGGTTCAACTGCAACCCTGATAGTAGTGAGCATTGGTTCTATAAAGAGTGGGTATTGAAAGCTCCCGAACGTAAAACATTGCACCTACACTTCACTATGGAAGACAATCCAACATTAAGCGAAAGTCAAATAGAATACGCTAAGTCACAGTTTGTAGGAGTGTTCTATCAAAGGTATATCAAAGGGTTATGGGTACTGGCAGAAGGATTGGTGTATCCGATGTTCACTGAAAGCAATGTCATAGATGACTATATATCTTCGAGTGGAGTATACTATATATCTTGCGACTATGGTATTAAAAACCCCACAAGCATGGGACTTTGGGCATTGGAATACGACAAAGCAATCCGAATTAAAGAGTTCTACTGGGACGGCAGGGAAAATTATTCTAAAACCGATGAGGAACTCTATCAAGACTTAGAGAACCTTGCAAGTGGATATAATATCCAACATATCATAGTGGACCCTTCTGCAAGTAGCTTTATAGAATGTATTAAAAGGCATCGCAAATTTAAAGTGCGTAAAGCTAACAACGATGTTATTAATGGCATCAGAAACACATCTACGCTGATAGCTAAGAAAAAAATATTAGTCTGTAAGTGTTGTGTGGACTTACTTAGAGAGTTAAAACTATATCGTTGGGACGAAAAGTCTTTAAAAGATGAGGTTATCAAAGAACACGACCATGCTTGCGATGATATGCGTTACTTCGTTAATTCAGTAGCTTACAAACTTTTGAAAGGAGGTTAAAAGAATGGATATAAGTCAAATAGCAAACGCCGTAGGTGTGGATATAGTGGAGAGTTCTACTATGAAAGACAGCCTGTACACTTGGCAAGATATGTATTATAACCAATCTGCGTGGCTTAAAAAACGTGTCGAAAGCTTAGAACTACCTTCTGCAATAGCTTCGGAGTTCTCACGACTCGTACTTTCTGAGTTTTCCACTACGCTGAGTAGCACATCTATTGATAAACAATTTCAAAAACTGATTAGTAAGTTATCGAATAGCGTTGAAAAGGCGTGTGCTTTTGGTGGTGTGTTGTTTAAACCTTACAACACGAACGGTGTAGTTCTAACTGACGTTGTCAATCAGCTGAACTTTGTACCAGTGTCTTACAGTCAAGATACCTTAGTATCTGTAATATGTCCAGAATATTTAGCAAAAGGAAATGACGTATATACAAGGTTAGAGTATCACATATACAACCAAGCAGAACATACTCACACAGTGCAAAACACCTGCCATCACTCTAAGTCTATAGCAGATTTAGGAAATCAATGTAGTCTTACAAACGTTCCAGAGTGGGCGAATATCTTGCCTAATAAGGTCTACTCAAATGTGGATAGACCTCTTTTTAGCTACTTTAAGATGCCTTTCGCTAATAACATCGATAAGGATAGCCCTTTAGGTGTGTCGGTATTTAGCAAAGCCAAGAACCTAATTAAACAAGCTGATATCCACTGGGAACGTATCCTTTGGGAGTTTGAGAGTTCCGAACGTGCCATTGACGCTACAGAAGATATCTTCAGGTTTGACGAAAATCACCAACCAATACTTCCAAGAGGAAGAGAAAGAATGTTCCGAACCTACGATATCCAAGCTACGGATAAGCCTTTCATTGAAACTTTCTCTCCTGAAATTCGAGATAGTTCTTTGTTTAATGGGTTAAATAGAATTTTTCAAAGAATAGAGTTCAATTGTGGCTTAGCTTATGGTACACTTTCGGATATCTCCACAGTGGAAAAAACTGCCGAAGAGATAAAAACCTCTAAACAACGTAGCTACACTAATGTGTGTGCTATCCAAAAGAACCTTGAAAACGCTTTGAATGATTTAGCCTACATATATGGATACTATAATCAGTATTACAACGGTATCAATGCAGATACGTCTTTAACGTGTACTTTTGGAGATAGTGTTTTAGAAGATACTGAAAAAGAGTTCCAAAGGCGACTTCAAATGGTATCGGCTGGATTGCTTACTAAGGAAAAGTTCATAGCTTGGTACTTTAATTGTGATGAAAAAGAGGCATCTACGTATATTCCACAGATTACTACTACTTTTGAGGGGGTAAATCATGAATTTTGATAACTTTCAAGTTATAACCAAAGAAGAAATAGAACAGTTAGCAAGACAAACTGGAACTTCTGCTTCCGATGTTGCAAGAGAACTCTGTTGCTGGGTGTCAATGGGCAATTTTGATAAGCCTATTGAAGAATTTAAACAGTACTATCTTGAAAGCATTTCAATGGGTGATTAATATGGGACTATCACCAGAGTACTACAATGAATGCACTCAAGATGTTTTGAATTTATATGCTGAGGTTGAGGATAGAATTATCGCCGATATAGTTCGCAGAATTATCAAAACTGGCGATATTACTGAAACGGCTAAGTGGCAAATCCGACAGGCTCAGCAAATGGGTCTCCTCTATGATGATATCATCAAGGATATTGCAAAATCTACTGATAAAACGGATAGCGAAGTTAAGAAAATGTTTGAAAATGCTGGTGTTGAAACCGTCAACAACGATAACAGGCTACATATTCAAGCTGGAAAGTCGCCTTTGGACATTAGGCAGTCCGAAAGTATGCTCCAAATTCTCAATGGAGTGTACAAGAATTCCTTAACAGATTTAAAAAATCTCACTGGAACTACTGCTATCACTTCACAAACGGCTTACTATCAAGCGTGTAACTCTGCTTTTATGATGGTTTCAAGTGGTGCTTTTAGCTATCAACAAGCACTTAGAACAGTTATCCAAGAAGTTGCAGATAAAGGTGCTACTGTTAGTTATCCGTCAGGGCATATTGATAAGTTAGATGTTGCAGTTCGTAGAAGTCTACTAACTGGCATAGGCTTAGCAAGTAGACAAATATCCGAGGAAAATTCAAAACTTTGTGGTTGCGACCTTATGGAAATATCAGCACACTCAGGAGCAAGACCAAGTCACGCAAGTTGGCAAGGTCAAATAGTATCGCTTAGTGGTCGCCGTGGATATTTAAGTAAATCCGATATTGGCTATGGTACGGGTGCAGGTTTCGGCGGTTGGAACTGTCGCCACGATTGGTATCCCTATTATGAGGGGATTTCTACAAGAAACTACACTCAGTCCGACCTTAACAAGCTAAACGCCAAAGATATCAAATACAACGGCAAAATGTACTCCGAATACGAGATATCTCAAATGCTACGCAAAAAAGAACGTGAAATCCGTGCTTTAAAGCGTGAGCAAGTAGCCTATAAGACAGCACTTTCCGAAACTGATGAAAAAGAACTTAAGACTGTGTTTCAATCTGCTTTAACTTATACTAACAGTGTCATTAGAAATAAATCTAACCAAATTCAAGAGTTTTGTAATCAAACTGGTTACAAACGTGATAGATTTAGAGAACAGGTTAATAATAAAACTTCGGTGGGACATACTTCTAAAAATCGTCAAAATGGCTTGACTTTTTCAAATAGTAATGGTAAAATAAATTCTAAAGATAGTTCAAATTCCAATAAATTTGATTTTAATATTAAGCCTTTGGGAGAAAATGCTAAGGAATTTCAATATACATATTTGGAGCAGTATAGAAATACTTCTCCTAAATATATTGAGGCTTTAACTTATCGCTTTAATAATGGCAGTGAAAAAATGCAAAATTTATTTTTAAATTATGTTCCATATAATTCTGTGGCAACAAGCAATCTGCCAATAGGAGAAACTCCAAGGTTTTCTCCTAAAACTAAAAAGATATATATGAATTTCATTGTTGATTATATGAAAAATGGTGATGGAAATGGCATTGGTGCAAGATATTTTCATGAACATGGACATTTAATAGATAATGTCTTAGGAAATATTTCAATCAAGAATGTCAAGTTTTATGACGCACTAGAATATGATTATATTCAATTAAAAAATAAGTTTCGAAATGATAAAAACTTATCAACAAAAGAAGTTAATGAAATAATTCGTCAAACAATACTAAATCCCAGAACAGATAATGGTGTTTCTGATGTGATTCATGGACTATCTTATGAAAATATTGTTGGTTGTGCGACACATCCTAAAACTGAAAGCGGTTCATATTGGAATAAAAATACGATTCCACAAGAAGCCTTTGCACATATGTTTGAAGCACAATTTGATAAAGCAAAGTATGACAAAATGAAAGATTTTTTCCCAACTGCCTTGAAAGAATTTGAAGATATGTTAGAGGAGTACTGTTAATGAATAAGAATACATTTGAAATTGTTCAACTTTTATCCAAAGAACATCGCTTAAAATTTGGGTATAGCTTACTTCTAGTAAAAGAATTAACAAATATATTAGATGAAGCTATTTTAAATATTGAAAATGAAGAAGTTTTTGAATTTATAAATTTACTAAAAAAAGGAATTGACAACAATATTGACTATCTTCCAAAAAGGTATGGCTTTGACCCTAAGACTTTTGAGGGAGATATTAATGCTGATGTTATTAACTAAAAAGGAAAATAAGGTATCCTTAGACGAATCCATATATAACGATAAAAGCACCATTAATTTATTAGGGTGCTTTTAGTATACCCAAAACACTCCTTAAAATGCCTTACAATCGCTTTTAATAGGCTTAGTAGTGAAACTATACCACTAAACTTAAAAGCCGTTTAAAGGGCATTTAAACGCTAATTAAAGAATATTTTAAGCACTCTAATTTAGAGTGCTATTTTTGTACCCAAAGGGAAGGAGATTTCAAAAATGGATTTTGGAAGAGCAATAAACTCTCTTAAAGAGGGTAAAAAAGTTGCAAGAGTGGGTTGGAATGGTAAGAATCAGTACATTGAACTAGCAACTAAAATCAGTTATGTCAATGCTAATAATAATGTAATCAATGTAAATCATGATTCTATTGGTAATTGTGCTATTGCATTCGTTGGCACTTCTGGTGTTCAACTCGGTTGGCTTGCATCACAAGCCGATATGCTTGCTGAGGATTGGAAAACAATTAAATAAATTTATTATTTGAAAGGAGATTTAAATATGAAAAAAATATGGCGACTTGTATTCGATTTTCCTACTTTTGTAGGATTTTTTAGTAACTATGATATATAGAAAGGAAGATTTAAATGGCAGAAGAAAAAGAAACTGTTGTAGAGAATACTCCAAAAACTTACACAATAGAGGAGTATTCAGCACTTGAAACTAAGTACAAGAGTTTAGAAACTCAACTTGTAGAGGCTAACAAGACTATCCAAAGTTACAAAGATATGGATATTGATAGCATCAAAAAGTCTGTTGAGGATTATAAGACTAAGTATGAGCAATCCGAGGCGGATAGAAAAGCCTTTGAACACAAGACAAAGGTATCTGCGTATGTAAGAAGTCTTAATCTTAAAGATGATATCTATGAAAATTACATCACTAACGAACTAATTTCTAAGGGTTTGCAGTTCGATGGTGATAAGTTAATTGGTGGTGATGACGTAGTATCTGCGTTTAAGACCACTCATCCAGACGCTTTTAAGCCATCGCCAAGCGAGAGAGTAGCTTCACCGACCAGTCAAGGTACTCCAACGACTATGAGTGGCGTAGAACAAGCGTTTTTAAAGAGAAATCCAAACTTAAAATTTTAGGAGGTAATTTTTAATGGCTCACGAATTACAAGAAAGATATTCAAGCATGGTTCTCGCAAAGATGAGAGCCGAACTTGTCTTAAAGGACGGAATAGTGTTCAATAATGACTACGAGGGTTCGCCAACGGCTGGTGCAGTTAAGATACCAGTCCGTGATGAGGAAGTTAAAGTATCCGATTACGATAAAGCTAACGGCATAGATGCCAACACAAGCTCTACAACCTACAAAACTTTAGTGATTAACAAAGATAAGGCAGTATCTGAGATTATAGACGGTTACGATGCAGAAGCAGTTCCAGACGGTATTGTGGCTGAAAGATTAGACTCTGCTGGTTATTCTATGGCTCAAACTATGGATACTGACGGTGGCTCTGTGTTACTTGCAGAGGGAACAAGCTACAATACTACAACTATTAGCACATCTAACGCTTACGATGTCATTGTGGATATTAGAACTAAGATGTCCAAAGCAAACGTTCCAAGAGATAACAGATACTTACTCGCAACCCCTGAGTTTTACTCTTTGCTTTTAAAAGATACTACTCACTTTGTTGGAATGTCTGCGTTAAGTGATGAAATCAAGCAAACTGGAGCAATCGGCAAGATTGCAGGATTTACTGTCTACGAATGGAATGACAATACTGCAAACCTTCAATTTGTGTGTGGACACCCTAAATTTGCGACTCGTGTAAACGAATGGAGTGTACCTGTTAAGTTAGAAGATATGAAAGACGGTAAACACATCGGAGCAAGTTGGATAAATGGCAGACAAGTCTATGCTCATACTGTTACAAGAGCGAATGCAGTCTACTCTGTATATTCACCTTCATTGCTTGTTGGAACTCTTGCAAAAGGTAGCACTAAAAAGACCATTATCGCTACTATTTCAAGTGGAAACACTGGCACAACCTACGCATATAAGGTAAATCCAGTAAGTAGAGCGACTTTTGAACAGTCTACTACCGATTATGCAGGTACTACATTAGTATCTGGAACTACTGAGATTTCTGCGAGTGTTGGCGACGTTATCGAAATAGTAAATCTATCAGGGGATAAAGTCGTAGCAGTAACCTATATGACCGTTACAGAGGTTGCTTAGTATGGCTTACGCTGATTTTAATTATTACAAAGATGTTTTTAAGGGTAGCAGTATCACTGATGTTGCTACCTTTGATAATCTATCCGAAAAAGCAACTGATTATATTAATTCTGTTACTTTTGATAGAATTACAGAAGTAAATGACAAAATAAAACGTTGTTGTTGTGCCTTGGCTGAACAGATTAATCTTGATAATAACTATCAAAATGGCAAAATAGTAAGTTCTGAAAAGAATGGCAACTATTCTGTAAGTTATGCTGTTCCATCTAGCGTGGCAACTGAGCATTATCGCAAGATACATACTATATGTAACCAATATTTAGGACGTACTGGTCTAATGTTTAGAGGCACTTACTATGATTAGCAATGCAGATTGCACACTATTGATTAGGACAGTAAATCCTATATCACATCAATATGAATGGGAGAAAAAAGTATATACAAATGTCTATTTTGAGTGCTTTAAAAGTTCAAACGTTGACAGTAAAAAAGATAGTTGCTATTGTTGCATATACAATCAAACTTCCATAGATGCTAAAATTGAAGATATTATTGTAAAAGGTATTATTCAAGACAATAATATCGATATCACAGATATTAAAAATAGATATCAAACTTTTAGCATTTCAAAAATTACTATATGTGATATTGGCAATCTTAAACATATAGAAATCGAGGGTGTTTAAAATGAAGTTTGAAATTCACACCGACTTTAATAAGAAGTTTGAAAAGGCTCAAAAAATCCTTGATAGTGAGGTTTTAAGACGTTGTGACCCTCTTGTTCCACTTGACACTGGTGCGTTAAAAAAGTCAGGAATTAACTCGACAACAATTGGAAGTGGTGTAGTTTCTTATGATACACCATACGCAAAACGTCAATACTATGAAAATCAAGGAAAAGGAAATCACAATAAAAGTGGATTGCGTAGAAAGTTATGGTTTGAAAGAATGAAAGCTAATGACTTAGAAGACATAAAAAAGAAAGTTTCAGAGAGTTTAAAAGATGATTAATCACATTAGAGATTATTTTGCTACTTGCCCACTTCTTTCTACTAACAGAGCCTTAAACGTTGACTTTTTATCAAAAGATATTACTGAATACTCTATTGAAACAGAACCACACACTTTAATTGTAGAAACGTATATAGATGGTTCTAGCATAAGAAAATGCAACTTTATCTTTGCAAGTAGAGAGTTTTACAATCAAGACAGTATGCAAAATTTAGAAAATATCCAATTTTATGATAATCTTATCAGTTGGATTGAAAATAATAACTTAAAAGGTATACTTCCAACGCTTGATGAAGGGCAAACAGCTCTCGAGATATCAGTAAATACGGCTGGATATCTATTAGATGAAGATTTGAAGACTGCAAGATATCAAATACAGTGCAGTCTGGAATATCAGCAAGAAAGGATTTAATTTTATGGCAATAATGAGATATCAAATTGCAGATTATATATCTGCAACTACTGAAGAGGCATACAAACTAATGGGCACTGGCTTTTCTAAATTAGACGAAAATCCAAACGCTCAAACGGAAGAGACTGTATACATAAGCGATAAAACTTCTTCCACAGATATAACTTCTTACAAATCACAATATCCATTTACTTCGCACTTGATTAAAGACCAAGATGCTACCATGATGCTCTACAAAGTCGGCAGGGACCACTTAGTTGGTGAAGATGCTGAACTATTCTATGTAAGAGTTGACTTATACGACCAAGCAGAAGCCGAAAATACTTACAAAGCTAGAAAGATGAGAGTTTCTGTTGAAGTTTCGTCTTGTTCTGGTGAGGGTGGCAAAAAGATTGAAGTATCAGGCAATCTAAATGCTAAAGGTGACCCAGCAGAAGGCACTTTCAACATATCTACTAAGACATTTACTCCTGCGGAATAGGTGATTATATGAAAATAAACAATATAGATGTTGTTTTTAATATTCTTGATACTACTGAACGACAAAACTTCAACGATGCTTTCGTAGAAATATCTTACAAGGCTAAAAAATTGGAAGATAGGCTTGAAAATAGTCTAATTTCACAGCAAGAATATCAAAAAAAGCAGATAAAACTTATAAAAAAGTTTCTTAAGACGATACTTCCCACCGAAAAATCGCAAGCTTTAATAAAAACTTGCTTTAGTTATGAAGATTACTACAAAGTTTTTGAAAGTATTACTCAAATGGTTTGCACAACCATTTCATCAATTAATAGCATTATGCAATCCAGAAAGAAGATTGATAAATGAACATATTAATAGACAAATTACCCCATCAAATTGAGATTGATGGGGTAAACTATCAAATAAACTGTGATTTTAGAACTTCAATAAAGTTTGAACTACTAATACAAGAAAGTGAATCATCACAGCGTGAAAAAATTATAGAAACATTAAAACTCTATTTCAATGTTATTCCAAAAAACATAGATGTAGCTATAGAACGCATTATTTGGTTCTATTCTTGTGGAAATACTCGCAAAACTCAAAAAGAAAACCAAAAAGAAAAAAGAGGTATTGAAGTTAATCAACGAGCATACTCATTTAATTATGACAAAAATTACATATTTTCAGCATTTTATCAAGTATATGGCATAGATTTAACAAAAGAAAATCTGCATTGGTGGAAATTCAAAGCATTATTTAGTACTCTACCTGATGAGTGCTTATTCTCTAAAATAATGTACTATCGTACTGTTGAGATTAGTTCTAAAATGAGCAGAGAATATCAACAGCGTTTAAGAGAGTTAAAAGAAATCTATGCTCTACCACTCACTGAGTCGGAACAACGACGCATTAACGACCTTGAAAACGCATTAATCAAGGGTGACTTATCTGGAATTGATTTATAGGAGGTGCAATATTGAGTACACATTTTGATGGTTCTTTGAAATTTGATACTAAAATCGATACTTCTAACATCATAACAGGATTAAAAAAAATATCCGAACTTGCAAAGCGTGGAGAACAAGCATTAGCAAAGTTAACTCTTGAAGGTTTGAAAAAATCAAGTGAAAAGACACTTGCTATACTGTCAAAAATTGCATCTATTGGATTGGGTTCTTTAAACGCATCGATTAACACCGCAACAGCTGGGTTAACAGCTTTAACTGGTGGCATGGGGGCATTAGTTGGAAAATCTGTTGAAGTGGGCAAAGATTTTGAAAGTTCTATGTCACAAGTACTTGCAACTATGGGCAAAACTAAAGATAGTATGGCTACTCTCAATGGGCAGAAAGTTAATATTTATGATACATTAAATCAAAAAGCTAAAGAGTTGGGTGCAAGCACTCAATTTTCTGCAAGTGAAGTCGCAGACGCTTTTAATTACATGGCTCTTGCTGGTTGGGGCGTTGAAAAGCAACTAGGCTCTATTGATGGTATTCTAGACCTTTCTGCCGCCTCTGGACTTGAGCTTGGTCAAACGTGTGACATTGTCACTGACTATCTTTCAGCATTCGGAATGACTGCAGAACAGTCGGGACAAATGGCTGATATGATGGCATACGCTCAAAGTAATGCAAACCTCACTGTTTCTGCACTTGCGGAAAGCTGGAAAAACTGTGCCGCAAACATGAACGCTAATGGGCAATCAATTGAAACTACTACAGCACTGCTATCCAAAATGGCAGACCAAGGCTTTAAAGGTTCGGAAGCTGGTACTGCACTAACCGCAATAGTTAGAGATATGTCCAATTCGATGGAAGATGGTGCTATTAAAATAGGCGATACTTCGGTAGCAGTCGCTGACGCAGAAGGCAACTACAGAGATTTAACTGACATTCTTGTGGACGTTGACAAAGCAGTCGGTAATTTGCCCGAAACCGCACGAACTACTGCACTATCGACGACTTTTACAGCTGATAGTATCAAAGGCATGAATTTACTCCTTAATGCTGGAGTATATAACATCAAAAAGTTTGAGGATAATCTATCCGATATGGCTGTTATTGAGGGTTTTGCTAGTAAGTCGGCACAAACTATGAATGATAATCTTGAAGGTGACATGAAATCGCTATCCAGTGCCGCAGAGGGCGTTCAAATTGCTATATCCGATAAGTTAACTCCATCGCTTAGAGAACTTGCTCAAAATGGCACTAAGTACTTACAACAGTTTAACGACGCTTTAGATAGTGGTGACGGTGCAGAAGGTATACTTGCATTTGCATCTTCTATCGGTGATGTGTTAGCTGAATCTTTAAAAGATAATGAGGAAATCTTACAAAATGCGACTTTAATAGGTTCAAGTTTCATGAATGCCTTAATCGATGGCATACGCAACAATCAAGACAAGATAGCACAAAGCATCACAAAGAGTATCCAGCAAGGAGCATTCGTGGGCGAAAAGGTGTTTACTAACTTCTATAATCTTGGGTTAAAGTTAGTTTCTTCGGTTGGTGATGGTTTAGCAGAAAATCCTGACATGTTTATGAACCTAACAGAAGATTTTTTAAATAACATATCTTCAAGTTTTTCACGATATTCAAGTAAATTAGTACAATCTGGAACGACAATATTAAAAGCAATACTTCAAGGTATTTCTAAATCTTCTAAGAACGTATCTAAAGATATTACTATACTAATTAATGATATAGCAAAAATATTAGGAAATGAAATTCCTGAATTTATAAACATAGGTACGGATATAATTACTGGTTTAATAACTGGAATCACTGATGGAATGGCTCAAAGTGACGTAACTGCTAAAGATATCATTGATTCAATAGCTATAAGTTTGTCTAAAAATAGAGATAGACTACTTGATAGTGCTTGGACTTTAATATCTGCTTTAGGAAAGGGAATTGGCGAAAATCTTCCAGAACTTGCACAATATGGTTTAGATATCGTTTTGGCATTAACAGGCTTTATTGGAGAACACGCTAATGAAATCGCAGATGGTGCATTGGATTTAATCTTAGCTTTAGCAGATACTCTAATAACTGAGGATAATTTAACACGCATTGGCGATACTGCGATTAAATTGATTTCTAACTTCGCTACTGGATTGATTTCTGGTGATAATATGACAAAAATCTCTAAAACGGCTAACAATGTAGTCAAAGCTGTTGCTGACGCACTTCTAGGTGAAAAAGGTGGCGACAGTGGTATTAATGATATCGTTTCTGCTGGTACTGAAGTCGGTGGACAATTACTAGGTGGATTTGCTAGAGCATTATTCGATAGTGAAAATGGTATTTATGCTATCTTAAATCAATTAGTACATTCAATAGGAGAATATCTATCAGAGAATTTTTGGGAATTAGGTTCTATGGCTATAGAGGGCTTTCTATCTGGTGTTAGTGGCATAGATTTTTCACTTGAGGAATGGGACAAGTATAACCATGACACAATGCAGAATGGAACATTTTGGAGTGAATATTTTGATAATGCTAATACAATGTGGAATGATATTTTTAGTAAAGGTTTAGGATTAAATCAATTATCTGCATCATACCGAAAAGGATATACAGATGTGAATGGAAATCCAATCGACGGTTGGGAATTAACAGAAACCGGTTGGCAGCAGAATTTATCTGATAATTATAAGTCACTTGAAAATGCTGTAAATGAAAGTAATAAATCAAATAGCGACACTGCTATGATGTATCAAACGAGTATAAACACACAATCTGAAAACATTGGATTGCTTACGGATAAGTTTTCACAATTCTTAAATCAAAAACAGACTATACAAGTTAGTCTATATGAAAATGCTGACTCTTTCGCAGAAGTCACTGCAACAGGAGTAAATTTATCCAACGCAAAGAACGGGGGTTACTAAAATGTCTAAAAAAATACCTCTTAAAATCGGAAATTATGCAATATATGTAGTATATGCACAAACTATTTCAAAAAAAGATGATATAAAACTACAAGATAGCGAAAGTGGTACTAAAATATGCTATCTATATCGAAAAGACCTCTATACCTTAGATGTTTCGTTCAAATGTAATAGCGACGTAGGAGCATATATAGACAATGCAGTTTCAAATTCGATACAACTCTCCGTGACCTTTGCGGAAATTGGGAAATATATTACCAAAACTATGATTGCCACTTCTAGAAATTACAAGTGTATCACCCTCAATGGAAAAGAGTTTTGGGATATGTCAGTAACACTGGAGGAAGTTTAAAAATGCTTAATGTATCACAAGATTTTTTAAATAGCATCGGAAAACCTGTACTTTTAAATCTGTTTGGTACTATCACAATAGGAAATACTACAATAAACTGGGATAAATCTATAGTTGAAAGAGGAAAATTCAATATAACTGATAAATGTGTAAAAAGTTCTGGATTTTCCGTTGGTTCTGTAAATGCTGGAACTTTAAATATGAACATATATCTACCTAATTATCGTGCGTACGATTTGCTTGGTGGAAGTATTTCGGCTTTTTATGGTTTTTCTAATGAAAATATTCCCTTAGGTGTGTTTAAGATAACAAAGTCTTCACCAAACGGTCTAGGTTGGATAAGTATATCAGCTAGTACGCAACTTATTCAAGCTAACTATTATGATGACAAGGAAAGTTTACCTTCTACATGGTTGCCTAAAGATACGACTCCTTATTATCTATTATTATCATTATGCGAACACGCACATATGACCTTTGGCAACACTTTAGAAGAAATACAGACAATGCCAAATGGAAATCAAACATTTAGCATGGTAGATGATAGTTTAACATCTTCCACTACTGATTGTTTATCATATCTAGCTACAATACTTGGTGGTTTTGTGACTTGCGACCGTTCGACTGGTCATGTAATTATTAAACATTTCCAAACTGCACCAGTATGGACAGTTACTCCAAGTTTGATGTATCGTGGAACTTTATCAATTGCAGGATTTACTATGAATTTGGCTAAAGTAATGGCTGAATTCTATACAAATGGAGCTTTTTCTGCTTATGGTGCGGCTGGATTAGAAGAATTAGTAGGCAATCCTAACAACGTTGTAGTAGATATATCGGACAATCCTTTTTTAGAGAGTGTATATAAATCGACCAATATTGACTATATAATAGAACTACTTATAAACGTTGGTGATAAGATAATTAATGTACCTTACAAACCTTTTTCGGTATCTATTGCAGGAAATCCAGCTTTGGAACTAGGAGATTGTATTAATATTGTAGACCAGAACGGCATTTCAACAACGTCTGTAATATCACAATATAGCTATACATTTATGGATAAGCACACTATAAAGTGCGTCGGTGAAGATAGCCGATTACTCAATAATGTACCTGTCAATCAGTTAAAACGCTCGGAAGAAGGTATTAACAAGCGTATCAATAGCATTGCTAGAACTTCTTTGATGAAAAAATCCGATTATGAAAAGCTAGGTGAAAACTTTCAAAAAGGTTTACTATATTGTCTATACGATGATGAGGTGTCAACATGATTAGAAATTTATATCTTGACAGTACAGACAATTCTAAATTAGACTTCTATCTTGATGGGAAAAGAGTAACTCAAATGTATCTTGATGGTGTGTTAGTTTGGGATATAACAGAAAACAAATATTTCATAATCAAGCTAACAAAAACTAGTAAGCAGATGAGAGTAACTATAAACACTTCTGATTTACTATTAATGACAACTTTTCCATACAAGC